TGTTCTACAGTTAGATTTGCCATAATTACTGTTCGCCAAATAGTCCTAGTGGGTCGTTAGGATTACTTCCACCACTCTGCCCTCCGACACTTCCAACAAAGTCTGAGTTAAGCCCAAAACTATCTGCGATTTGCTGAGACCTTGCGTTCTCTGCGAGTATAGAGGCATTGGCTCCCTGTATGTATTGTTTTGCAATATCTGATGCCTCCTTGAGAGTTACATTCGTTACACCAGCTCCACCTTGAGCGATGTTTTGTACCTTTCCTTCAAGTTGTGCGATGAGCGCCTGACCAGCTGCTGTTCGGTCATACTCACTCTCACGAACAACGGACGTTGGGTCAAGTATCTTGTTAAATGATGTAACAATTACCTGTGTATTAAGGCTCCTGTTTTTACCACTTACAATGTTGTTGTACGCATTGTCAATCATTGTTGCTTGACGACTTAGTTCCCTAGCATTGGCTGTTCGTGCCTGAGTATCTTTTGCTAGTGATTGAGTAGCAGAAAACTGCTGGTATCGAGTCAAGCCACCGCCATTCCCTGAACTAGGTGCATAGGTCTTAGCCCTGCTTGCAATTAAGTTTCCATCTGCATCAAACCGAGCCTGTCCTTCAGAAAGATTAAATTGACTATCTTGTAGAGCTGCATCACGTGTCTTCTTCTCTGAAGCGTATGCTCCTAGGATATCCTGAACAGATACACCGTATGAAGATGCTGCTTGTTTGAGCTGTGCAGGGTCAATCTGGTCTGGTGTGAGTCCCTGGTCAAGAAGTAGGGATGCTAGTTTCTGTGTATTAGAGGTCTTGCGTTCTGATTGTGAGCCAAGGTAGGTCAAGTAGTCCTGTGAACCTGCTCGCTGTGCCTCTCGCTTTGCAGCTAGTTCCGTTGCAACGTCACCACGCACCGTTCCCATGATTGCGCCAATCTTTGCAGCGAGTTCTGCTCGTACCAAATCCTCCTGATTGGTGTTCTGGCGGGTGATGTCTGCGGTCTGTGCTACGCCAAAGTCAGAGCCTAGGGTACCTGAACGTGCCTGTATGGCTCGTCCTGTGCCGAGGTTTCCCTGTCCTTGTGTAATCTGCTGTGCAAGTTTCTCCTGATAAATCTTGTTTACTGCGTCAATCTCTCCCTGGAAGAGTCCAAGTTTATTGCGGTAGATAGCAGTCTCGTCAATAGGCTCATTTGCCACCTGGAGTGCCTTACCTGCTTGTGTGCCAAGTGCAGTAGCATACGGGTCGCCCTCTCCGAGGTTAGCCTGCTTATACGCCTGTGCAGGAGTGGTAGAGCCAGGGATTACGACACCTAGTTTAGCTGCTGCCTCCTGGTTAGCATTAACCGCGAGCCGTCCCTCCTGCTGTGTTGATTGGTCGGTGAGTGGTTGCATGTTATTTTGCAGAGATTTCATAAGATGCCCCTACTGTGCCAGCGTTTCCTGCTGATGCACCTGAACCACCAGTGGCGCCCGCAGCACCTCCTGTCAGGACGTAAGAACCAGACCATGTTTTTGTTCTATAGAAGACGATTGACACTCCACCACCACCACCACCACCACCACCACCATTTCCATTTCCTGTCGACCCTGCACCACCTGCACCACCAATTGCTTGTATGGTAAATGTCCCAGCCCAAATGTTGGCAACGATAAACACGATGCCACCACTTGCACCACCGCCGCCGCCACCGCCGCCCACAGAACCACCTCCAGATGAGCCTCCAGCACCACCACCCCCCCCAGATGAGCCTACCAAACTTAGTGGTACTCCAGTATTGGCAATATCAAGGCCAAAAATCGTAGTCATTAGGAATGCCCCAATTTTTACTAGCGGTGCAGTAACCACACCACCAGCGCCCCCTGTTCCAATACCTGCCCCGCCTGATGCAGAGTTGCCACCAGCGCCTCCAATAACCCCACCTGACGGTGTTGCTGCACCACCTATGGTTCCATCTACTCCAGCCGTGGAGCCAGAAGTAGCAGCTCTACCTTGCGCGCCAACACCTCCTGCTATATTCCTAAATCTTCCTGTTGTGATTGCAGTACCAGCCGTTCCTTCTGTCTGCCCACTTGCGTTCCCTCCTGCGGTGCCTGTTGGATATTTAATTGTGCCAACGCCTGAGATTGTGCCCTTAACGTAAATAGCAAAGCCGTTTGTCGTGAGAGTATCAGTTACAACAAGATTGTTGTAGTACATGTCACGTGTAAGGGTTGTTGGTGTTGAAATCGTTACATCACCATCAGAACCATCTCCGAACGAGGAGTCAGGACCTGAACTAAGCATCTGCATATCTGTTCCGTCATACACAACCTGAACAATCTGTCCTGCTGTAATTGCGCCTGTCAAAACTATGGACTTCGCCGCAAGACCATTCACCGCAAGCGTTGAAGCTCCAGTGTTTGCGTTTACTGCCTTGAACGTGAATACCTGTCCTGCTGCGTATGCTGTGATTGCAGGAGACGGGGCGATTGCGTAAGCGTCTGCTGAGCCTGTGTCTGCAACGTAGTCGTTGTAGTTCTTAGCACGTACTGTTGACGGGTTTACGAAAAGGTTTGCTGAAGTACCGCCTGTAGTAGTACCAGCGTCCACTTCTGCCTGTGTAGCTTGCTCTGATACACCCTTAGTGTTGGTGTCTGCGTCTGGTGCTGATACCAGAGCGATACCGTCCATGTACTTCTTGTAGGTAGCGAAGTCGGTAATGATTACCGAGGCTCCCACACGGTGTGCACGTGCTGCTCCTGAAGTCTCTGTGCCTTGACGGGATACGGATACTACGGAAGTGACTGAGGTACCTGAGAGGGTACCTGAGAGGTACTCCTTGTTAGAGGAGCCATTGTCAACGGTAAAGTAGTACAGTCCAGAGGGTAGTGCTACACCATCGTCATCTGTTGCTGAGGCCAGGGTAAACGAAGTACCACCTATAGCAACAGCTGTGCTTAGCGAGCTTTCAAAATCTGCAATTATCTTTGGGGTTGCCACGGTTATGTTTGGTTAGTTTCCCCGTCTAACTTATTCTTATAATACAATACTTTTGTCATATGTGTATATGTTAATACTCAGGGTTGGCTTGGTCAGTTGGTGTTCCCGCGAGAGCTACGTTTTGTTTGAGCCTATTCGCCTTGGGCATGCGGTCTTCATACGTGAGGAGGTCAAAATCTGTAATCATTTCGATAGAAGCGTACCCAATACCTAGTGCCTTGAAACGTACATTACGCTTCCTGAACTTAGGGTTCTTTAGGTGAAGCTCTAGGAAGAAGCGGTATACACTAGCCACACCACCTCCACCACCTCCAAGTGTGTCCTGTCCTACGAATGTAGTACCAATGGCGTAGGAGGTTGCGTAGTCTACGTAGTCCCCAGAGCCTAGAATGGTACCAACGAGGGTGTATCCCTGCCCGTCAAACTGCATGTAGACACCAATGCTTTGGTTAGGTGCAATCTTTCCACGGAACCTGATGCGGCGTTCCTTTTTGAGCACGTTAGAGCCGAATAGTTCTGCTTTTGAGTCCCAGTTATTCTCCAGAGAAACGCCCAAGTCATCAAAGCCACTGAATAGGTTGTAGGTAGTAGCTGAAACACTGTCACCTGCATAGAGTAGTCCTGCGTTCTTGGCGAGTGAACGTGCTCCGTAGTACGTTGCGTCTACCGAGTTGTTCTGTACGTCACCTAGAAGTAGACGATTGTTGTCGTCACTGTTGAGTTTACAGGCGATTAGAACATACCTGTCCCAGAAGTCCACAATACAGGTGTCATAGGTGTATGCGGTGAAGTCGTACTGTGAGAATAGTGGTATTGCATCAAAAGTGTCCCCTAGCGGGTTCTCTTTAAGCGTCCAGAGCTGCGGGTGTGAGGGGTTAGCGGTGTTCATGAACACGATACCAGAGCCTGTACCCGTTGCAGCGCGTAGAAACGGTACACCAATGTCAGTACGATATATCTCGTTCACTGGTGCGGTGTCTGTGGTATCAAGTGTGAACTTATAGCTTGAATTCTTCTTTAGAGAGAAGTACGAGCCAGCTAGGGGAATCACCGTTACAATCGCATCACCTCCTGCGTCCTGTCGTATTACAAAGCCCTCACCAGCTAGGCGAGTTGCTGATTTAGAGAAGTCGGTGACACCACGGAGGTTAGAGTTCTCCCACTGGTATGCTGCGGTTCCTGTGCCAGATGCACTGAGTGTGTAGGCTCCTGACGTGTAGTTGATAGTTCCAGTACCTCCAAGTGAGCCTACGAGTACCCCGTTGTAGTTGTCTGTGTACACTTCACCGCTTCCTGTGAGCGTGATTACTACCGCGAAACAGGTGCGTGTTGAGCCACTGGCCTTGAATGCTAGGGTTCCTGAGAGTGAGGCTGTAGCCTCGCCTGATACGGTTGTATATACACCTGTAGAGCCTGATACAGCTGTTTGCCCGTCTATCCAGCTGCCATAGAGTCCTGTAGGGTCTTTCTCTAGTCCCCACATGATTGTTCTCGCTCTGTCTATGAACGCGTACCCCTTAAAGTTTTTCGTTGAGTCGTAGAGCGAGGTGTAGCTGGTCGGGTTTGCGGTTGCGATTTTATAGATACCATCGACACCAAAACAATAAGTGAAAGCGCCAGCAAGACTTTGATAATTACTAAAGACATAATCAGCTGTAGTTGTAAGACCAGTAATTACGTCAGTCCACGTACCACTAACAAGCACCTGAATGGCGCTGTCTGCTTTGCGAAAGTGTACTGCCGTCCCGTCTGCACGATAACCGAAGTGTTCCCCGTATATTTTACCTGCGACACCAACATTTCCTTCAAGCTGTCGCCCGTATGCTAGCTCCACGCTACCGTCCCTGGTAAGCCAGTTGAGTGAGTCTGAGGCGGCATCCTGTGGGATTACCTCTGGTGAGAGCAGGTTATGAGTACCTGATACGAATGGTTGTGTTGTTTGTTCAACTACACTCATGAGAGTTGTACAAGTCTAGCGTTCCAATAAGTCATATCGTCCATGTATGACTTAGCCATAGCTTTGTTCTCTGGAGCATAGCTCTTGGCCTTGTCAGAGAGCTGCATAATGAAGTCCTCGGTTGCCATTAGGTGTGCCAGCATGTGGTGGAAGTCTGCTGGGAACACGGGTGATGTAGCCGTTGTAAGGTCATCGGGCACTGAATGGTAATCGAACTCGTACGACTGCGCTGTCGCTGGCTGCTTCGTGAAGTACAGGCGTGAGTTTGCAATATCAACATACGCATAGCCATCTTGGTCGCGATACTGTCTGCGGTCAGACCAGCTCACTATTTTATACGGTTGATAATTAGTTCCCACGAACACACACGGAGAATCCGTGTACATGGTCGTCTGTGTGTACCCGTGGTTCTGGGTGATGAAAGCGAAGTCTGCGGGAAGGGATACATATGCCACTGAACTTGACTGTGTACCTGTGCCTGCTTTCTTTGTAATCTCCCACGGACGGTCACGCATGACCTTCTTGTATACCTTGTTCAATAGAGCCAACTCCTCTGTGCTAGAGAGTTCGGTCAAGTCATCGACTTGCTGTTCAAATGCGGTGATGATTTCGGCTCCTGTCATAGGTTAAGCTGCTGCGCGTAGAAGCTGGTAGTTGACGATGGTATCGCTACCTGGGTCTGCTGAGAAGGTAACAGTGAGCGTGTTGGTTGTTACTACTGCGTTTATTATTGTCACGTTGCTTGTTCCGTCATCTACCATTTGCACGAAAGCGAGGTCAGTAGCTGCTGCGCCTGTTACGGTGATAGCTTCTGCTGCTGCTCCTCCTGCAGTTGTAGCCTGTCCTCCGTACTTAACAACGTGTGAAGGTGTTACCCCTGTCGCTAGCTTTGCGAGTGTTACCGCACCGTCTGCAATCTCTCCTGTTGACACATCGTTAATGTCCTGGAATGAAGGTGATGCACTTGTACCTGCGTTTGAGTACACCTTTCCGTTTGCCATAAGAATACAACCTGCTGCGTACTTGTCTGCGGTTGTTGGTACTGCTCCTCCTGGGAATGTACCGAAAGTAATCTTGCCAGCCTCGTCTACATCGTAGATTAGAATTCCTAGCGCGTCTCTGGTTGCCATAATGTTAGTTGGTTAGTTGTTCAGTTTCCCCACCCTGGCCCCGTAAAGGGCCAGAAGCGAAAACCGATTGGTTAGGCGTTGATGAGAACGTCTAGGAACTTCTTGCTGCCATCAGTGAAGGTCTTGAGACCTGCAAGGTAGCTTGAGAATACGTTTGTTCCACGGCGGTCAGATGTGACACGCATGTCAACTGGCTTCATGTCCTGAACAACGAGGTCAATAGCTCCGCGCTTTCCGAAGTAAGCGTGGATGAAGTTCTTAGTCCAAGCGTCAGTACCGTCTGTGAGGGTCTCAGAGACGATAAGGCGACCTGAACCAGTACCTACGATAGTCATGGTGTTAGCTGCTGCGTCATCAGTAGCAACGAGCTTAAGGGTGTCAGTGATGACAAGCTGGTTTGCTGCTGAAAGAGCCACCTGTCCTGCATCAGTTGTGCTAGGGGCGTTGATAAGCTCTGATAGGTTAAGACGAGCTGCGTCTGCTGAACCACCGATTGCTACGTTTCCTGCTGTAGTACCGAGAGTGGTCTTGAAGGTGAATACAACACCTGCAATCGTTACAGTGTCTCCATCAGTAGGAGTTGTTGCGATTGAAAGTACTGCCTCTCCTGTAAGGTTCTCAGATACGTACATAGAAGCTGTAGAAACATCTCCAGTGTATCCGTTCTTGAACACGTAACCTGCAAGGTCAATGTTCTTTCCGAGTAGGTACTGAGCGATGTCTGCTGCTGCGTAGCTGTCTACAACGAACACCATGTTGGAGTTAACCATCTGGTTGTTCTTGTAACGAAGCTTAGCTGGCATACGAGATACCATCTGAGGCACGGTTGTGCTTGAGAGAGTGATACCTGCGCCGTCTGAAGCTAGAGTTGCAAGGTCTCCGTTGTCGAAGTCGAACGCTGCGTTAAGCACTTCTGCGAAACAACGAGCGTCAAGGTCGATAGCTACCTTCTTTGCGATTTCTCCACCAATCCACTCTCCTGGGTTCATTGGCCCAGCCTGAGTTACTTCACCATCAGAAACGAAGAACGCAGCCTCCTTTTCAAGGTTGATAGTAATTAGCTCTGAAGTGTCAGAGATAGTGTCGATTGTAGATGCAGAACCGCGAGATACTGTGCGCACACGTACGCCAGAGATGTCAACCGCTACGCGCTCAACAGACTCTCCGTACTTTAGAACAGGCTCGAAACGTGTGTTCATAACCTCCTTAGCCACGAGGACTTTCTGGAAGATTTCTTGGTACGCGTTGTCGAACTGCTCCTTAAATGTTACTAGACTCATATTTAGGGGATAATTTTCTTGTTAAGTAATCCCCATTACTTAGGTTAGAACCGATTGCGTTGTACGATTGATGAGTTGTACTCAGACTTCAGCTTAGGGTCAGCCATAATCTGTGAGAAGTACGCTGGGTCTTTCGCTGCTCGTGCAAAGTCAAGGGATTCTGGAGCCTTTCCTCCCCCTGGCGTTGTGGTTTCAATAGAACGCTTGCCAGATATAGCGTTTCCGTAAACTGACTCAATAATTTCTATGAAGGTCTTGTCTGCGTTTCTCGGGTCAAGTGATAGAGCCTTGATAGCGTCTGCGTTGGCGATGTCCCTATATTCTGGTGCTAGCTCAAGAGCATGGTCGAAGGCTTTTTTGAAAGCTACTTCAATCTTCTCTTGTCGCTCTTTTTCCTTAAGTGGGGCAACCTTTGCTTCTGCTGCTTGCTCTGCTCGTGTCGAGAGGACGTTTGTGAGCTTCGATAGGAATGCTGGGTCTAGTTCGTATTCGCTAGCCAATGCTTGAAGGTCGTCACCAACCTGAACAGGTGTTGCTCGGTTAGCGTCAATCTTCTTTTCGAGGGACGCTATTGCTTCGCGTAGTTCTTTGTTGTCTTTCTTGACATCTAGGAACGTTGCGAGTGGTACCGCTTCTGCTTTTGGTAGTGGAGATGCCTCTGCCATTACCTCTGCTGCTGTCGGTGCCTTAGCTTCCTCAGTAGGAGTTTCTTCAACTACTACCTCTTCCTGAGACTCTGGAACAGTAGGGGTCTCAACTACGGCTTCTGTGTCTTTTGACATATGTAGCTTTCACCTTTTTGCGAAGTGGCCCTTCGGAGTTTTTTACCGTTTCTCAGACGTGATAGAAGTGGCGCTTCCACGCCCCCGTTTCTACCTCAATAATAACACACACTCTTGACAACTGTATAGTGTGTCCCGAGGTGGATAACCTCCCCCATGTTTACCCGTGAACGGGGATACGGGGCATAAGAGAGGTTGTTCACCCCAGGACGTTACATACTAGTTTAGTCCCTTTAACTCTTGTTCAAGTGCCTCTCGTGCTAGGTCTTTCTGACCATCTGCACGAAGTAACGCACGAACAATGTCGTGGTTAGCCTTGAACGTTGCTAATGTTGCTCTCATCTGCATCTCAGGCATCTTTGAATACCCGCTCTCTAGGTCGTAGATAGCGCTCATCATGTCTGCCATAAGGAGCTTGACGAGTAGCTTGCCTCCCTCCTGGTTGGCTATTGCGCTTAGTGAGGCGTAACTATCAGCATCAGTTGCAATCTCCTGCAACCGCTGGTTCTCTGGGAACTCTTCTAATGCTTTAGATAGGTTACTCATTATTCAACAATCTTTGCTACTGCTTCCTCTTTGCTCTTGAGTCCGAGCTTGTCCACCATATAGGCGTACTCCTCCTTACTCTCCTTGAGAGCGTCCTCATACTCGCCAATCTTCTCAGGTAGTACCTTAACGAAGCTCATGGCCTCCTGGTACATGTGAGTGGTGAATAGCTGTTCCTCGGTCAAGTCCTTTAGGAATGGGTGGTGCTCTAGGAGGTTGTCACGTGTCTGCTCTGCGAGCTTCAACTGTGCGTCCATCTCCTTTACCCGCTTTTCGATAGGTGCCCACTCAGCCTCTACTTGAGCGAGGGTGAACTCTACCTCAATACCTGACTTCTTAATCTTAGTAGCGCCAATATCCTCTGCACTGGCTTCTACTACCTCGTACTTGTGTTTCTTAAAATCAATCATAGCTGTGCAATTTGATTACTATCCCCGATAATCGTGTCCGCATTGGTCGGTAGACCTTCCTGCGGTGGTGGTGGTAACGGTGCTCCACCCTGCGGTGCCCCACCCCCCGTTGGAGGAGCAAGTGCACCTGCTTTAATAGCGTCTAGTTGTGCCCGTAGTGCCTGTTGGCTAGCCATAGAGACCATGTTCTGTATGATGATTGGCTCTAGCTTATCCATGTAGTTGAAGATGATTGCTGCTTGTTCAGCGTCAATGTCCTCCTCGTGGTCTTTCATGTAGTCTACGAAGCGCTGTTTGTAGGCTGTGGTGGCGTTTAGGTTAGGCTGGATACGCTTGCCGTCTAGGAGTGCCTCAAGGTCACGGTCAGCCTCACTCATAAGCTCTGCGTCTCCGAAGTCTGAGTTGTCTAGGAGCTGGCGTATCTCGTCCTCAGTGAATCCTGCGATAGATGCCTGTATCTCAAAGGCTTTCTTCCAGTTAATGTTCTGGTTGTTTACCATAGAGTTTAGGAATGCAATCTTAGTTCTCTTGTCCACTTCTGATAGGGCTAGCTCTGCGTTAGATGACTCAACGACTACACCGAATGTGTCGTTCTTGTAGAAGATGTTTCTTCGAGAAACCTCCTCAATCTCCACACCTTCAGGGCCAATCATGTCTACAGCCTTCTTGCGGGCTAGGTGTTCACGTACTCCCCACTCGTAGAGCTTTGCGAATCGCTTGTATCCGAATGAGTAGGACTTGTTAAGGAGTCCGAAGCGGTCAGCAGTGTTAGCTGCGTTACCCTCGTAGATACCTACCTTATCCTCGTCTGATACGCCCTTAGCCGTTGAGTTCACACCCGATGCCTTCTCCTGAATGCTCTCTAGGCGGTCATACACCTTGAGTGGTGTGTCAATGCTTGGTGTCTCTAGTACCTGTAGTACGTTACGAACGTCATCAGTCTGCTTAGTAACGATGTAGTTACCACCACGCTGATACTTTAGGCTAGCCAAGTCCTCAATCTTAGAGGCGTTGACGAGCTTCTGTGGCTTGTTGATTTGTTCAGCGTTGTCTAGCATCTGGTTAATGCTGGCTGTCTGTGCGAGGAATACCTCACGAACGTAGTCAGCGAATGACGGTGTCCAGAACTCTGTGAGGTCTGGGAACGCTGCCCATGTCCAGAATGGCCACAGGTTGCTCTCAAAGATGTCTGTGAGCTTCTCTACACGGATAGCAGTACCACGCTCTTCGGAGAGTAGTAGGTAGTAACGGTCACCGTTGTACGTGGTGTACCACTCCCAGAATAGATACTTGTCTGGGTTGCCGATGTTCTTCTGCACCACCCATACGTTCTGGTCTCTTGTGCGGTTGTTCTGGTTAGTAGTCTCCTGGTTCTGCTGGGTGCTGTTACCGCTGCCTGCAAGTAGCTCTGCTGCCTCGGTGCGTAGGTACATACCGTCCTTAACACCCTGTTCAATGTCTTTGCGCATCTTGATAACACCGTAACGGCCCATGTTCATGGCACGCTCAATGTCTATACCGCCTGCTGACGGGTCAATGAGGAAGTCGTATACGTCTACGTTCTCAAGGTTAGCCTTGTATCCGTCCTGTGACTCTGCGTGGTAGCCATAGATAGCACGACCATAAATAGCTGCCTGCTTCTTACCTACAATATCCTTAATATCCCAGTCATCCTCCTGCTGGTCTGCCATACGGAGCGCATTGAGACGCTGTACACGCTTGAGCTGGCTGTTCTTACGCTTGGTGAACTTAAACGTGAGAGGGTTATCTATCTTAGATAGAAGAGTATGAATAAATGCTGACATCTGGCCGAGGTCAACGTTAGCGCGTGAGGTTTCACTAGACAGTTTACGTCCGTAGTAGAGGTCTTCGTTGATTTTCCAGTTCTGAACCTTACCCTGCTTGTAGTTTCGGTCAAACTGAATCTCTTGAATGGCCTGCTGGATTATTTCCTGTCGTGTTGTGTATTTAATGGATGGCAAGTTGGATTCCCGTTCAACTTTGTATGCGTATAGTATACAACACTGGTGTCAAGATGTGTACTTGTGTACAACTTATAGTCCTATTTGAGAGAACATTGGTTGCTCAGGCACGTATTTATGTTCTTTTGTACTGAAAGAGTCTATACCAAGTGACGCTAGGCCGTAGCGGATAGCGTCCATGCTGTGTGAGAACTCGTGCTCTGGCTCATTGAGTATCTTTCCGTCTCGGTCTGACTTCCACAAGTAGTTTCTGTACTCACGAATCACGTTAGACGAGCGTCTGGTGACTGAGATTCGCTGGTCTTGTACGAACTGTATACCTTGACTCACTGAGCCTAGGCCTTTAGTAGCACCGATGATAGATATACCGTACTCTGCTATCTCGTCATTGGACTTTGGCTCTGCACTATCAGCGCATACCATGATGTCCTTCTCGCTTGACTTCAGGTGGTCGGCGATGACACGGTTACTCATACCCTTCTTATAGAACAGCTCATCAAGGACGTAGCCACCGTTGTACTGGTATATATCAACACATGCCGATGGGTCGTTGGTGTACCCGTAATCAAGCCCACGGCGAACGAGACGGGCTTCATGTGGTACCTCGTCAATGATTTGCCAGTCTTTGTATATCTTGCCCTCCACCTCACCGAGCAATCCTTCACCGTACACCCTCCACCAACCCTTACGGTTCTTACGCTGCTCTATTGACTCAACGATGGCTGGGTCAAGACCTTCGTTATCAAGATAGGTGAGGACGATGTGCTCAACGTCATCACGCTTTCCTTCCACTTCGGTGTAGTACCAGAACTCATTAGTAGGGTTCCAGTCCATGAAGACGAACTCTTTGGTACGAACTTCCAGTTGGTCAAAGGTTTCATACGGTATGTTGTTAGCTTCGTTAATGAATAGGCGGTCACGGCGTGGCCCACGGACTTTTGATGGTTGGTCTGCACTGAAGAACTCGATACGTGAGCCTGTCTCAAACGTGTACGTGAAGTCTGACTTGTTCCATTGGTCATCTTTGAAGTATCCGTGCTCCTGCGTTATGTTCAAGAAGTCACGAATAACACCGCGCTTCAAGTGCGGTAGGCTCTCTGAAACTATTGAAGTGAGCGTAGGTTTCTCATCACGCTGTGCCTTGTCTATCAGGTACAAGAGTATGCTGATTGACTTAGAGGCTGATGTACCACCCTGAACAGCGCGTATGCGACTATTCAGCTTCGCTATCTTTCTTGTTGCTGTCGTTACTTTGTACATTAAGTGGTTCTGTTCCTAGAATTGGAGTTGGTAGCTGTTTCCCTGCACTCGTTACGTCAGTTCCCTCACGGTACCCGTGCTTGGTAAGGAGTACCTTTGCAATTGTTGGATTGTAATCACCAGACATGCCGTTGTTTAGGAGTCTATCTGCCTGAACGTTTCTCAAATCCTCAATAACGTTGGAAAACGCAGGGTATTTCTTCTCCCATTCGTAAACCGTTGTCTTGTTTATGCCGATTGCAATAGCTAGCCCTTCAATTGTGGGGAGCTTGACGCGCACTATACGTTCGTAACTGTCTGACTTCTCACCACGTGTCTTGTGGTATTCCTCAATAGAGTCTACGCATCCGTCAAGGTACTTCTGTGCCTTCTTAGCAAGTGCGTCTGTGTATTCCGATGGTCGTCCTGTAGTTGCCATTGTTAGTAACTACCTCCAGCGTCATAGAGCTTCTTTGCTCTTTTGCCTTTAGGTGATTTAGCGTACTCCTCGTCTGCCTTGTCCATCGCTGGGCTGTAGCTCTTTGCTATCTTGCGTACTTTGGTACCAAGTTTATTGCCGAGCTTTTGTAGCTTGGCTTCGGCTTTCTTCTGAAGTTTGGTGCGTAGGTCTAGTGCCATATGTGTTGATTATACCATAATCCCCTCGATGTATAGTCAAGGGGATTGTTTGGTTATGCTGCTGCTTCCTCCTCGGCTGCGACCTCCTCAACAGGAGCCTCAACGATTACTTCCTCATCCATATGTTTTGGAATTAGGGCACGACTAGTATCTGAATAGTATACCGCACCAGAATAGGTTTTGTGCAAGTGTAAACCCCATCTCTCTCCAAGGTAGTAGTCAAACAGTGGGAGAGCGCAGGAGTGTATTCGTGAGCGTGTTTCGTGTATTGCGATGATAGCGTCTAGCTTAGGGCCTATCTTTACTTTACGCATAGCATCTCTCACACACCCACCCATCTTTAGTGCCGTAGCGTGGGCCTTTCTCTTCTTTTTTGCACAGGTCGCAGGGTTTTGCTACTCCTGTTTGGAACACTGTTGGTTTAGGCATTTATTCTAATCTTATTATAATTTCTTTGTGGGTCTATTTACTAAGTATTGTGCCGTCAGGCATCTCTATTTTCTTTGGTGTCGCGCGGAAGACAATATGCTGGCTTCCCATTCCTAGAAAATCATAGACGACAATAAGTATTGCGATAAGAATACCTAACAGGAACGCAACTGGTGCCAGTACAAGCTGTAAAACAGCTGTAAGCAGGTTTGGCTTCCAGGGTTCGTCCTCTTTCCCGTACTTCAAGTGCGTGACGAGTGTAGTCTTTTCCATATTTCTCTCGGTAATAATTTAATAAGTTCACGGCTGGGACGGCAGGATTCGAACCTGCGACCAATTCATTAACAGTGAACCGCTCTACCGCTGAGCTACGTCCCAATAGTTTCTATATTCTGTCTCTAGGGTTTTGTTCTGGTGGCGAGGATTTGACGAGACATTTCGTAGTGAATATCTCCGCTACTAGGACTGGATACCTATTCTCGTATAGTCACCTCGCATATCGGTAGTCTGTAAGCTGGCCGACCTCGTATGTGCGTCTACCTATTCCGCCACACCAGAACAGAACCCTAGAAACTATGTACTAGATTATTAGGTGCTTGTGGGACAATTCTTCCTTTCGTGCTTTCAACTTCCTCGGCGGTTCCTCCAACAGCAACAGGTTTAGGTCGCAAATATGGTCTACACACGCTTTCTTTCATAAAGAGGCCCCCTCGGATTGACTACCGCGCCTTACCCCTAAATGATTTGTAGTAAATGCCTTCACTACGCTTGCAAGCTTCTGCGTGCCGTGACTTTGGTTGGAGCCTTCAAAAGAATTGTTCCCAAAAACACCCAATAACTTTATGTACCAGATACTCCCACCCCGCGACTCCTCGTGAGAAGTCGTAGAGAATGAATACTTACCCACGAACCCGTAGGCTCGCGGAGTGGAAGTACCTAGTGTTCTGTGCTTGTGGGGAGAAGGAACTTAATCCTCTAGTCGGTTATTCTGCTTCGCATTTCAGCTCAGTCAATTATTACCCGCGTCCCCCCAAAAACACAGAACGTATTGTCAATGAGCTCTCTTACTATTCTTGCACCCTTTTGTTTTTGTTCAATGCCTACCTGTTGATAACTCCTACTCCTCTAAGAGAGCCTTGCCCACGCATCACCAGTATATACATCCATCCAAAAGAAGTTAACTATGACTTGACTTATTGACAGCTTACCTGTAGGCTTGGTCTACAAGACCTGCCTACAGGCGCTAGAAGTGTTATAATCACAAACCCCATCACAGCACGGCTCAGTTGAGCCTTTTTTTGTTTTTGGCTTTTTCTCAAAAGGCAACCGACTTACAAAAAATGGCTTATTTGTTGACATTAAAAAAAGCAAAATAAAAAACACGGTGGCTTACCTAAGCCACCGTGTGTCGACCACTTTTGAAAAACAAAATAACTATTACGATTCAAGCCTCTGTACAATACCCCAAGTAGCACTATCTTTAATCATCCACACATGTCCACTGTTACCACTACCAGAGCGCTCAAGGATTCCTACAGCAGCCAAGCTCTGTAGACTTATCCCCGTTATCGGAGTAGAGAGTCCGATTGCATCAGCAATCATCTGAGTGCTAAGTGTCTCCCTGTACCCAAGTGCCCCTAGAACCCTCAAACAAGCCCTACGCTCCTCGTTAGCCAGTGAATAGGCACACCATTCCAAATACCGTATATCAGCCTCCTCAAGCTCCCAGGAGCCTGTATCGTGGTGAGCCATGACTGAGAGCGCCCGTGCTATTGCTCGTAATTGCAACGCAACACGCATCGGTGCTTCTGACACAGGTACCCTGTCCACAGACTTACTGAAACGGTCATAGTGTGTGGGGGTGCGCAAGAGAGCAGCGAACATCGCAATCGTAAGAATACGCTCATCAACCTCCTCTGATAACGGTGGCACTTCACCATTTGCGGACATAACAGATTCCTTAATGTACTCTCCGTACATGTCAGAGAGTATCCCATCCAGCTCCTTACCGAACACGGTACGGTGTAAGGAGATACGCGTTGCCTTCTCAACATCATAGGGCTTCATGCGGTAGTAAATAAATCGCTCACCCATATCAGCCACCTCCTCGAAGTGGCTATATATAGATGGTGTGCTCCCCGCAAGAACACCCATATACCCCTTCCAACTAATCGGCTCACTAGAAGAGCCACTGTACTTAACCATCTCGCCGTCATAAATCATGCGCATCTGACTGAGCACCGCGGTCTTCGTCTCGCTACTCTTGGAGAAGATTACAGTAAAGTCAGAAATGACGATTATGCCGTTACTACCGATTCGCTTCAGGAGCGAAATGTCCTTCTGCCCCTTAGCGGCTTTCGCACCAGAAAGAAACGTGTTCTCGGTAACATCGTCAATACGGTGGATAAACTTCTCATCAGTTAGAGCAATTGGACGGAGGATTTGAGACTTACCCCCTGATGATGGCCCAATAAGAAGCATCCATACAGGGTCTCCAAGTTTCATTCGCGTTGCAATAATAGAGGCCATAGCGATACGGGACATGCCATTGTCCTCGGTGTAGACATACTCCCCAACACATTCCTGGAGTTCATTGAATGTCATACAAGGGCCTTGATAGCTTCTGTGAACGAAGCCCCGTTAATCTGCCTATAGACATCTATTGCATCAGCGCGTTTACCACACCCACCGAAGCAGTAAACTGTGTTGGTGTTCTTGAAGTAATGCAGTGACGGTGTTTTCTCGTTGTGCCAGATACAAAGCGCCTTATGATTCTTGTCGAACTTTAACAGGTCGCTTATAGGGTATGTCTTGGCTGCCTCTATCTCTGAATCATCCTTACTTTCCCTGCGCTCTGTTCTAACGTATGCGGGCACACTATTCGCTTCAATGTATGCATCGTGAAAGAAAGTAGATTGCCATAATGAAAGGCGGAGCGCCCTGTCATCTATCACCTCTTGCAAACTACTAAAGTGAACCCGCCCACGAAGTAGCTCCGCAAGGTCTCCTCCACCCGCAACATAGTCAGACATATCCTTTACACCAGGACGGTCAGGGAGGAATAAAACGTAAGCATTGGGGATAATATCAAGCACCCGTACCATGCCAGCGCCACCAGCACTGTCATTGTCATAGCACACCGTAACCTCCTTATTGGTGAAATACTCAACCCAGTCAGGAGGAAACGTCCCAGCTCCACCCGTAGAGCTAACGGCAGGGATATTCTTTGACCATGACACCAGAGTATCTAGCTCCCCTTCAGTTATGAGGACTGATGTGCTGTCCTTAATCTTATCTAGACCGAAGACCGTTGACCGTGAGCCTTTGTCATACAGGTACTTGGGAGTAACGTCCCCTTGCTGGGGGTCACGGCGGTATTTATTAAAAGAAAAAGAACCATCCTGATTGCACACAGGTATGGTTATTGCATCGCCCATTAAGTAGTGAGAACCGAACGAAAGACCGAAGTCTTCAATCACTGAGTTAGTAATTCCACGCCGATTAAGCCAGTCAATCCAAATATGTTCTTTCATGGGTACACTATACACCACGCTTCTATTACAACCCCCTGCCTAATGTGTGGATAACTATTACACCTCCTGTGGTATACTGTTCCTATGGCACGACCAACAAAGAAAGAGGCAGGACTTATAGCAATACGCAACCAGTTTATTATCCGTGCTCAAAAAGAACACGGGTTATCCCTGGCTGATTTGGCGTATGTTTTTCGTATCCCTCGTAACACGGCATACACTGTAACAAAAAAATGAAATATACCATTCACTACATACCACAGGAAGACAGCACTTATACCAGAGAAACCCGCAACCATGAGGGTCTCGTTATAGGCAAGCTGACACAAATCGTTCCCGCAGACATAGACAGTATCCTTGATACCACCTCCCCGTTCTATGACAGTGTGGGGCAATTCGAGACGAAGAAGATTCCTTACCTTGCTCCACGCATGGGGCTATCACTACGTGAAATGCTTGAGTGGGACGCAGAATACATCGAGTGGCTTAGTCAAATGTGTACACCAGAGGAGGATGACTACGCAGTTACCGCCATCCGTAAGATTATTCCGTACGAAGTACCACAGCCAGAACCACGAGTATATGAGTAAAGATAAAAACGAAAGCTTCATGCATCATTCCGCCAAAATGTTATTGGTTAGCTGGTTACGAGAGATTGCATCGCAAGATACACCCAGCTCAATGCCAAGAGAATTCAAAGTCCTATGAACATAGCCTTCGTTGACCTAGAAACAGGCGGACTTGACCCTCTCACGCACGACATCATTGAGTTCGGCGTGGTGATATTCAACCTGCACGACTTCTCTGTCGTAGAGACCTGGGAGCAGAAGGTTATCCCCACAAGGCCCCTTGACCCTGAAGCGGTAGCGGTGAATGGCTATTCAGAAGCGGAATGGCAAGAAGCCATTCCGCTTGAGACAGCACTCCTCACCTTCACCGAGAAGACCAAGGACTGTACGCTCATGGCGCATAACCTGCACTTTGATTTAGGTTTCCTGGAGGCGGCCTCTAGGCTGACTAGCCTAGAGCTCACCTTCGGCCACCGCAATCGCTACGACCTGCTCTCCATCGCCTGGGCCCTCCTGCCCCGCTACACGCTCCGCTCATACTCATTGAAGAACATTTGTACCCACCTGGGCATCCCACCAGAGGACGATGTACACCGTGCACTGGCAGGTGCCTTGGCAGGGTACAAGGTATTCGCAACACTGATGAAATGAAACTCTACGACCACCAGAAGAAAATAATCGCCGAAGACCCGAAGACCTGTGGGTTATTTCTTGGGACAGGCTCAGGCAAAACCCGCACAGCACTCTCGCTCGCTACAGGGGATACGCTCGTAATCTGTCCGAAGACACAGCGTGATGATGGCAACTGGGAACGTGAGCTGCAGAAGATGGGCAAGGAGCTATCGCTCACCGTCATCTCAAAAGAGGACTTCCGCCGTGACCACGAGGAGATGCGAGCATACGAAACGGTCATCATTGACGAATGCCATACCGTGCTCGGGGTCACACCGAACGTGTGCTACCGCAACCGTAAACAGCGACCCAAGGCATCACAGCTCTTTGATGCGATTGACGCATACCTCTACAAAACAGAACCGAGGCGTTTGTACCTGTGCACCGCTACCATCATCCGCTCCCCGATGACTGTGTGGGGTGCGTACCGACTCCTACACCCCCTGAGTGACGGGGCTACAATGGAAGGGTTCCTGTTCTTCAGAGACAAATACTACCAGCGACTCCCGATTCCAGGGCGTGACATCTGGAAAGCTAAGAGCACACAGGAACTCAAGGACAGTCTGGCGAACGTTGTCCGTAAGCTAGGGTACATAGGACGGCTTGAGGACTTCTTCGATGTCCCAGAGCAAAACTATAAGACAGACTACATTGAGCTGACACCTGAACAGAAACAACGTCTCAAGGACATTCCGCTGGAGTACCCTGATGCCCTTGTCCTTGTAGGCAAGAAGCACCAGATTGAGAATGGGTGCCTTGCTGGTGATGAATACAGCAACGCTGTATTATTCAACAACAAAAAAACCGATAGGATTCTCGACTACGCACTCGAGTTTCCTCGCATGGTGGTGTTCGCAAAGTACACGGCACAGATTCAATCTATCCGTGACGCACTCACTAAGGAGGGGTACAAGGTACTCACACTCACGGGAGCAACCAAAGACCGTGGTGCCGTTATCAAAGAGGCGAATGAGAGTGAGCGGTGCATCCTTGTAGCTCAGGCACAGATAAGCTCAGGGTGGGAGGTGCCCCAGTTTCCGTGCATGATATTCGCATCGCGCACGTACTCATACGTGGACTACGAGCAGTCCCTCGGACGCATCCAGCGTGCCAACAACATCAAGAAGAATATCTACATACACCTCGTGGTGAAGGGTGGAGTGGACGAAGCCGTGGACAAAGCACTCCTGGACAAGCAGGATTTTAGTGAAGCTATCTACGCCTCAACATGAGGCGCAGGGAAGCATCGTTCTCAATCGCCTTCCGTCACTGGCTCCGTGCCAACCCACAGGACACGTGTGCCTTTGAGATGAAACAAACTACCACGGACTCCTTACCGTTCAGCGCTCTCAAAGACCACCAGGAGAATTACCTGTGCGCGGTGCAAAGCAACACAGGTGCCCTGATACGGGTACAAGGCACCGTGGGTGAGCCTGACTACGTGTACCTACGCAACACTCCAGCCTACGTGGTGGTGAAGTACCCTGGTGCGTTTCACGTGATACCGATAGATGCGTGGATTGCTGAGAAGAACAGTAGCCCCCGCAAGAGCCTGACGAGTAGCAGGGCAAAGGAAATAGCAAAGGCCCACTTGTAAGTGGGCCTTTGCGTCAGAACTTCGTTCTTCGTAGGGCTACGCCTGAATAGTAGGAATCTCGTCCTCCTCAAAATCATCGCTCTCGTTATTTGATACAACGAGCTGGCGTACCATGTCCTCATTATCGAGGTCAGCAACTGTCTTGTTAGCTAGGTTAGCTTCAAGGTTCTTTCCGTAGAAGCCGAATACCTTAGTACCCTTGTACCCCTTAGTACGTGGCTCGTTAATCTTCTCAAGCTCAACGGTAAGCGGGTCGCCGAGACGCAGGCCGTCTGTCTTTTCAAGAATGAACGGTAGACGCTTGATAGCCACGTTGATGAGTACCCCATCAGCTTGCTCAAGAGTGATACCGCGCTGCTCCTTGAACTCTCCCTCAGCCTTGCGGTAGAACACATCGCGAATGTATCCTGCCACCTTGTCTCCTACGTTCTCAAACTTAGCCCAGTTTTCCCACGCTACCTCGTAAGGTCGTACGAGTGAGTCCTTCTTGTAATCTGCGAAATCGTTTGTTGCCATAGTATATGGTGCGTTATGTTTTAATGAGCACTAGGTTAGTATACACATTGCAAGCAACGCTTGCAATAGGTACACTGTGGACATGACCCTACCCAAAGGCTACCTATCCTATAGTGCGTGGCACCTGTGGCGCACCAACAAGCAAGCGTTCCGTGATAAGTATTACCCTGACATACGACCACCAGACTTTGAGAGCGTAGAGACCATCTTCGGCAAGCAGGTGCACAAGCAAATTGAAGACGGTGAGCTTCCCCACGTACAACGCTTCCCTCTCCCTGAGCATAAGATTGAGGTGGAGGTTGCGGGTATCAAACTACTTGGTCAGATTGACACGTTCGATGAGGAGACGTTCTCGTTTGCCGATTACAAATCAGGACACGCAAACAAGAAGGGCGATTCACCGTGGTCACCCTCTAAGGTGATGAAGCTCGACCAGCTTCCGTTCTATGCGGTAATGGTTGAAGCGAAGTACGGCAAAGTCAATCCTCTGTGCCACCTCATCTGGCTGGAGACAGAGTTCGTGAAAAAGAGCACTGAGTTCGATGGGCACACGCTTGAGGGTGTAAGCCGAGAGCTTAAGCTCACGGGGCGTGTGGAATCGTTCCCTCGCAGAATTGCGAAGTGGGAACGTGACCGTATGAAGAAACTTATTATTGAAACTGCTAACGAAATCAGTGATGACTATGACGCCTTTAGAAAAGTATAAAGAGGAGCAACGTGCACTACTCAAGGAACGTATGGCTAGTATCGGTAAAAAGGGCGGTCAAGCTACCAGCAAGAAGGGTGCCGAGCACTATCGTGCCCTAGCGCTCAAGTCCTGGGAGAAGCGAAGGTTGTCCCCACCTGAGTAGACAGCGAGCGGTGCTTGCTGTATACTGAAGGAGTAGCCATAACATACAACACACCATGAACAGCACACTACTCAAACAATACGCAGCGACAGAGATAAAGTACAAAGCACTCGAAGCAGAGCGCAACGAGCTGAAGTCTCAGATAATGGAGGAGATGAAGTCCGAGAAACTTGCAAAGGTTGAAAGTAAGTTCGGCAAGTTTACGATTGCCTCACGACCTGTCTACACCTACAGCGACAAGGTTGCTGCACTCATCGACAAGGTGAAGGTTGCAAAGGTCAAGGAGGAGCAGAAGGGTATCGCTATCAGCACTCCAACGGAGTACGTGCTCTTTACAGCTAACAAGGACTAGTATGGATTGCACACTAAACATCTGTGACGGAGACCAAATCGTTCACCGTGATGACGGTACAGACGGTACCCATGATGAGCCTTGCCCTTGTACACTCTAGTATGGAACTCTCTGACTTCTCATTTGACCGCGACATTCGCCCACGCCACAGACAAAAGCAGTTTGACTGGGTACCTATCATCCTGGTACTTGGCATGTTGTTCCTGCTTGCCTTTGTACTTGACCACGTACTGCACCTTACGGACGTAGCACATGCACAGGGTATCTCGGCAACAAACATTGTTGAGGACTACGAAGGTGAGACATTAGAAATGTGCGAGAAGTATATTGAAAGCAGAACTAAATAAACAAATATGAGAACATACAAGTCATGGACAAAATCAGAGTTGCGCGAGTTTTTATCACTATGGGACACCAGCAGTTCCGAAGACCTTGCAACAAAGTTCGGAGTGAGTAAAGCAACAATCGCTGTAATCGCAAACAACTTCAGAAAAGAAGGCTACCCACTTCAGAAGAAGCGACAGGGTGGTTCAATGCGCCTCTTGATTCAGGAGATTATTGGTGAACTAGATTAACGTATGTTCAACTACACAAAGAAAGGTACTAACTCTTATGGGCAGGAAGTTTTGATTCCCAACTTCGTAAAAATCGCAGCACACGCAGTATCGCTAATCGTTGTTCTAGTTCTATTGTTCAATTCATTTGGCACTGTTGGTGCTGGTGAGCGAGGTGTAAAGACACGATTTGGAGCGGTGACAGAGGGAGTTATTGGCGAGGGGTTGTATGTAAAAATGCCATTCATTGAAAAGGTATTTATCCTTGATGTTAAGACCCAAAAAGACGAGACAGCAGCGAGCGCAGCATCAAAAGACCTACAGACCGTAAATAGTCAGGTTGCTCTAAACTACTCTATCAAGCACGAAAGCGTTGCAAACCTGTACCAGAATGTTGGTATTGAGTATAAGACACGCCTTATAGACCCAGCAATTCAGGAATCGGTTAAAGCATCAACTGCAAAGTTTACAGCTGAAGAGCTTATTACGAAGCGTGAGGAGGTAAAGGAAGACATACGACTCGCTCTGGCTACTCGTTTAGCCCCTAGTGGAATCGTAGTAGAGAACTTCTCAATCATTAACTTCGACTTCTCTAAGAGTTTCAACGAAGCAATTGAAGCGAAGGTGACAGCTGAGCAGAACGCTCTTGCAGCTAAGAACAAACTCGCGCAGGTAGAGTACGAGGCAAAGCAGGCTATTGAATCCGCTAAGGGACGCGCAGAGGCTCTACGTGTTGAATCAGTAGCGATTAGTTCTAACCCAAAAGTGCTTGAACTTCGTGCTATTGAAAAGTGGAATGGCGTACTACCACAAGTGACAGGAGGAAACGTACCGTTTATCAACATAAAGTAACCACAAGGGAGAGTACGTTCCTCTCCCGTCCCGCCTATAAATCTCATGTGGTAATGGACTCCATTGGGCGGGGCAGAAGGAGCGCGTTATCCACAGAAATATATTCTCAAGAGAAACTTCCGCGAAAAACAAGCTACTATTAAAGAGTAAAAACATAACCACATTGAGTATGAGTAATGAAAAGTGTTGTGATAAGTGTTACGGCGAAATAACCGAAACAGTATTTCCGCCAGGTGCAAAATACTACGGCTGTACCCTCAAACAAGAATGTCCATGCCACACCCCCTCTACAGACACTATGGAAGAAAGATTTGACGAAAGGTTCGGTGTTATTAACGAAAGCACAATTCCGTTCAGTGAGCAGTATGGCGCGGATACTCACAAAGACTTCATCCGCCAAGAAATATCCCTCGCGGTAGCGGATGAGAGAAAAAAGGTAGTGGAAGAGATACAAGTAATTGCAGACACAACACCACCAAACCTTTTACTAAATGCAATCGTAAGCCGAATCTAACCACATTGAAGATATATGGAAACGATATTAATTGTGTTCGCAGGGTTCTTGTTCTCCTGCCTCTCGATAGCTGCATTGCTACTGGTTATATTATTGGGAAAGATAGTATTCTTTAGCTTCAAAAAGAATGACTAATACCCCAGACCTACTAGAGAAGATACGGGCTAAAATTATAGAAGCTGTGCCTGAACTTGCATATGAATGTGACTGTGAAGCAACCGAGTCAAATCCAGAAGCTGTATGTAAGAACACGCTGAGTAATATCCCTTGTCGCCCCATACGACTTGTTGATGTACTGCTTGCGATACCAAAGTACGGTCTATCTACAGACATCACTGCCAACTTCATGTACCTACGTTCTGCATATGCAAAAGGAAAAGTTGGCGCTTGGAACCTCCGCAAAGATTCCGCTGAAGACCAGTCACCCGAGTGCATCGCCTTTATCAGTTCTGTCCTTGGAGTTGTATGAGAGACAAGATATTGAAGTTTCGTGCTTGGGATATACACAACAAAACGTTCACCTACTGGACAATGAATGACTTGTGTACCTATGCCGAAAAGGATGAGAAACCCAGTGCTTTAGACGATTGGCAACAAGATACAGGACTCTTGGATAAGAACGGGAAGGAGATATATGAGGGGGATATTGTAGTTATTGGAGTAGACCCCTCGATGATAGGCAAGGTGGAGTTCCTCGACGGAAAATTCACAGCCTACTGGAAGTACCGCTATCCGAGCGAGACAGACCGAAAGGACTTTTTCGCGCGAGGATATGCCAGTGAAGAGACATTCTCCACGCTCGAAATCATCGGCAACATCTACGAGAACCCTGAACTACTTACCGTATGACACCCCTCACAAAGTTACTGGTAGAGAGTAGGGAAGAGTTTGCCACTAAGTTCTCGCGGTTCATCGTGAAGAACGATAATATCGGGCAAACAGCTTACCCTACTATGCTTGCTTTCCAAGACTCCCTTATCCGTAAGGCGTATCTTTTGGGGCTTGAGAGGGCTAAGAGCACATTGCCAATGCGACAAGGTATCGCTTGCCCCGAGTGTCATATGCCAACAGACATTGCAAACACCGTAATTGAGCACATAGAGACAGCCCTAGACAGTGCTATTGGTGAAGCAGAGGTATGAAAAAGGAATGTCGAAAATGTGGTTCGGTAAGGAACCACTCCGAGTTCTTTAAGGATAAGAGGTCTAAGGATGGTTTGTATTCTTCGTGTAAAAAATGTCACCAGGACTACGTTAGTGCATGGCGGAAACAAAACCCCGCAAAGCCCTACAAGCCCGCAAAGCCTGGATACGCGGTTTGGTACGGCCTACGACAGAGATGCAACAAACCAAAAGCTATAAACTATAGTTACTATGGTGGTCGCGGTATCACCTATGACCCAAGGTGGAATAGTTTTGATGCGTTTTGGGAAGATATGGGCCCGTCTTTCCAAGCTGGACTCACACTAGACCGTATAGACAGTAGCGGAAACTACTGTAAAGAAAATTGTCGTTGGGCCACACGCACTGAGCAGGCAACAAATACAAGACGAAACGTATTCTTTGAGTATGGTGGCGAACAACTGACACTCTACGAGATTTCTCGGCGCACTAAGATACCGTGTGGCACACTTTACTGGCATGTAGTTAAAAAAGGCAGAGACCTCTATTCTGTCATTGAAAAAGAGACTATAAACAAAACACTATAGCTATGACCATTTCTGATTTTATTAAGAAGGCAATTGCGGGAGGGTATGAAGGAATTGAAAACTCTGACTCCTCGGAGGCCACCTGTCCTTGTTGTGGAGGTCTTTGGATAATTGACCCACTCGCTTGGCAAGCTGTGGGGAAGGTTGAGGGGTGGAATGAAGGGGTGGAGGGCGGGCGAATGGATATGCACAATCATTGGAACCTCCCTGGTTGGCACGAAAAAATGCACCGCATGATAGACGCACTCGCAGAAGGCAAGACGATTGAAGAGTTCCTTAAAATACTATAGCTATGACCCATTCTCAAGAGAAAGAAGAAGAAACTACTACACGTTTCTGTTTGCGAAAACAAGGAAAGATTGGAGAGATAGAACGTGCGGTAATTGTTGATGCTGAAGCTACTACCTCTGATTGGGAGGAAGAGTTTGAAGACCATTTCAAAGGTCTGGACATTTGGGGTCATTCACTCGCTAAACGAACTGTAAAAGACTTCATTCGCACACTTCTCGCCAAAGAACACACACTCGCCAAGAAAGAGTTTGCTTCTGAGTTGCGGATAAATGTTCAGAAACTACTTGATTCTGACCCAAAAGGAACTCTTGAACAGCGAAATGGCTTCTATGCTGCATTGAATGAAGTCCTCACCCTCCTACCAGAACAAGAGTCTAAATGATATGAGACTTCAAGAGAACGGGCTACCATACCCTCCAAAAGAGCACCCGCCAGTATTTATGACAACATCTACGAGCACCACAGGCTATAAAGAAACGCGGAAAGAAATAGAAGCCGAGATTGTACACTTTGCCCGTAAGTTCTGTACGCTCCCTTGGTACAAACGCGGGGACGCAAAACGCAGTCTAAAGTACTGGGTGAATAAACTTAAACACTCCCAAGAGGGATAAATGATTGTATGGAAAGAATACCAATAAGCTACGACACTTTTATTCGCGCGGGACTCTCTAATGGATTCACTGACGACCAGATAGACTTCCTGTGGGATATTTTTGCCGAATACGAACCCCTAATAGAAACCCCTTAACTACTCTTATGGCTGCACTATTACTTCTTTTCTTACTCTTCGGAACACACCACCCCAAATGCCCTCCCTTACAAGAGGAAACTGAATCTGTGTATATTCCAATAGAACAGTATGTACGCGAGCACAAAAATAAACCTATTGAATGGAAAAGCGGAAGCACAATTTTACTTTTTGCAACAACTACACTTGATGGCAGTCAAGTGCTTGTTGGAACCACCACTGACCAAGAGGCCGTAGAATATAATAAAAGAGTACGCGACTGTAGAACTAATAACGGGGAATTTTAGACAATCACCCCGCCTTATAAAAGACGGGGTTAGTTTGGGTATTCGGGGTCTTGGTGCCTCCTTTTTAGATGGACTCACCTCGCTTTCAGTTGTTGTATGAAGCGTAGGACGCGCTCGTAGTCTTCGGTGTCTACGCAGACGAGTTTATGTGCTGGGTCTAACCAGACACGGTTCAGCTCGGCTGCGATGGCGGGGGCTTCGTTGTTGCGGTGAAGGCGGTGGAAGGCTTCGTGCTTATCTCTGCACACGAGACTTATGTTCGTCTCTTTATTGCTTCCGCCGTTGCTTCTGCATTTTCTATGATGTCTGTGAAGACCCATCGCACGTCTCTGGTATCGGGGCATCATGGTGATGGCAATCCTTTCATGCGATAGATGACGGGGACGATAGTTTTCACCATGACCCCACACTTCGGACACTCCTGGATAGAGACGACACAGGTAGAGATAAACTCTCCAATGACTTCTCTTTCCACGTTCTTGCCGAAGACCATTTGCTGTTTATCACGGGGGCATAACATAGTCAGGCTCCTCAAACGTGAGTGGAAGTTCCCACTGTTCTGCGCGAACCTCTTGGAGTTCCGCGCTGTAGCAGGACATTGAGCAAACAGGACGCCCGAAGACGTTCAGTTCACCATCGGTAGGTTTCTCGCACTGTGAACATTTGCACACTTCTATTCTCCTAAAAAGGTTCTAACCTTCTTCAGTATACCCCCTCACCACTTCTGTACAGTTGCGCTTTCCACAAGTATTACAACTGTAGGAGTTTACATATCCATCTGCCCTCGCAAGCTCCCCACGAGATTGCATACTGGTTCCTTTACACCGTAGACAGCCATTACCGTGTACGTAGAACTTGGCTGTTGGGTGTTCTGTGTAGCCATACTGTAGGAAGTAATCAAACAGCTTCTCAGTAACTACCGTATCGTTCTTGTTATATTCTAGGAACTTACGCCTTGCCACTGGGTCGCCCTCCTCTGTCTTGTGCCACAGCCCATCTCCCCCTGTCTCTATCTTGTGGCCTATACCGAAGTACACCACCATATACTTCAATGAGTAGCTAGAAAGGTTGAAGTTCTTTCGCGCAATAGTCATGGTGTCGTAGAACTTGATTGGTCGGGGAGCGGGGAGTCCCATTCGTGCAAAGAAAGCTAGGGTCTGGCGGTTATCAAACTTCTTAATGTTCTGCCCTATAAGGAAGTCATTGTCGTCAAAGATTTGCCATAGAGCTTTCACAAACTCCTCGTAGGTATCGTACTCCCACACACCTTTCGTAATGTATTTCTTCTTCCCGTACTCCTTGTAAGAGAATGAGGCGAGGGTAACGGGTGCTACCTCAGTAATCTTGGCTTCGTATAAGTTATTGGCGTAGGAGCGGTAATGCCCCATGAATGTTTCTATATCAAGTGTACCTCCTTTCATAGTAGTTTAGAGAGTGTAGTTATTATTTCAGCGTATTCTTGAACACATTTCACGTGAAACGATGGAGACCCCACAGCACGATTGCAGCAGGGTCTTTTATATTGAGGGGCGATAGTATTATCTAAGTGAGAGTCAAGTGAATCCCACGCAAGCCTAATGGCGTGGACTACGTCCTTCTTGGGCTTCTTGGTTGACACTCTACGTATTATACTATATGGCTAAAGTCAAGGTGTGGTGTAGTGTGGGGATAGTGTGGCTTGACTGGTGTTTCACATGATACTCTAAAGAAGTTCAGACGATACTTATGTGTCGCTGTTCGTACAACACTTATCCCCTACAGGGGATTTGTGCGTTATGAATACAGGTTTCTCCAACAAGTCCATTGTCGCGCTCTGCCGTCTTTCATTTCAGATACCATATAGTCAATAGCAAAGCGTGGGTCGTATGCCTGTTCTGGTGCAATATCAGGATGCGAGGGCTGGTGTATTTGTGAAAGCCCTCGGCTGTGTCCTCCGTCTCCAAGAGCCTGTGGGTTCCAGTTAGATTCGCATTGAATAGTCCCAAGTACCTCTGTGGGTCTTATTTTTGCCTCCTGAGCCTGTTTAGTGGCATATGCCACCATATCCTCCTTTGAGGTTAATTGTGCCTCAGGGGGCGTTATAGGGGCTTGGAGTTGCAAGGGTACTGTTACTACCGCCAACAAGCCGAGGGTAAGGGTTCGTAAAATAGGGTTTTATTTGCGGAAGAGTCCGAATGACAAATCCTTTCTTCGTAGCTGTCCGAAGACTATAGCGAGGAATCCGATGAACGCGAACAGTCCGTTGATAGCAAGCTCTACAGAGCCTGGAGCAAACTGCACGTTGAGTAGAGTGAGTACCGTTTGTACTACCATTATTACTACACCGATACCTGTGAGGGATACTTGGTTCATAGTTATTTCCTTAGCTTCATGAGCAATTCTACCACACGAGAGAGCAGGGAAACCTGTGTTGATAGGTTTTTTAGGACAGACTGTGCGTTAATAGCAAGTATATTCGTAGTGAATAGCTCAGGGTCTACACAGCCGTTCAGTCCATTGTTGTAGTCCAGCACCTCAAAGTAATAGCCGTCTATCTTGAGGTATCCGTTCTGGTCATAGAGGTAGACCTGGTTCCTGTTCCTGCTCCTTACTTTCTTAACGGGTCGTACCTGTGGCCCGTGTAAGTGGGCACCTGCCTGTGAGCCAGCCTCTTTCTCTGCTCTGGTCACCTCATGGTTCCAAGCAAACACGGTACCTGTGTTCCCTATTCTCCCGATTATATCTCCTGCTTTGTACGTCTTACCCACCTCTGCTGTTATGTCTGAGAAATGGCCATAGGATACCTCGTAGACACCAGTCTCAGTCTCTACAATGGTATACACACCCCGATACCGCATAGGGTCAGGGTTGTCCTTGTTCATTGTCGAGAAGCAGTAGGACTCGTCAGCGCAGCAAGGTACAGGGGTGCCGTAGGGTGCACCGTAATCTACTGAGGTGTGGCCCAGGAGTCCGTCACGCTCGTAGGATAGGTTTGCCTTCTTAGCAAACCCCTGCGTGATAGCAGTTGTCTTAAACGGTCTAAATAGTTCTAGTTTTGAGTTCATGGCTATGTGTAGCGTGAGCCTTTAGTCATTGTCTATTACGCAAAACTTCTCAGTCTTGACCTTATCTTTTAATATGCGACCTCCGCCAATATCTCGCTCTATATACCCTGTGAAGTAGTGAGTACAGCCATTAACAGCCGTTGGGGGGATTGTCTCAATGGTTAGAATAACGCGCCCATTCGGGTCTTGTGGGTAGCAACCCTTTCCTAGAGCAAGTCCTGCACGCTCAGGAAACAGCGTCATGGTGTCATTAGATAATGCCCATATGATTGATGCCCTAGCGTCCCTGTTCTTACAGAATGAAGAGTAGTACGTAACTGTCTCCCCACGCTTCCAGTCTTTCTTGGTGAGTTCAAGTGGCTCATTAACGTAGCCATTCCGATACACAACAGGCTGGTTGAAGTAGACACCGTCAACGTAATAGAACCAGCCAAGAAACGGAATGGCGGTGAAAATGATTATGAGGTTAAGGGTGAAGGCAAGTCTTTTCATAGGAAGGGTGCTACAGCCTTGACCAACGCAACAAGTGCTATTCCCCCAACACCATAGAGTGCCCAAGTAAGAGTCTTCTCCACCCACTTCTTAGCAAAGACATCACTATAGCCTTTCTCTCGCTCCTCAATAGTGCGGTGAATATGAAGCTCTAGGTTTGGGTCAATGGACATAGGCTAACTATCCCTCTTCCTCAACCTCGGGGGCTACAGGTGTAAGAGTCTTCTCAAGGGTGCTGATAATATCCACTAATACAAAGGCTTCATTTCCTGTTACCTGTACTCTGCGTAGGAGTGCTATTGCGTTTCTTATTTGTTCTTGTGTCATAGGTTTTATTATACCTTGTCCTTGGTCTCTTCTTGTGGTGTGTTGTCCACAGACTCAGAGATACCTAGCTTGTCTGCCTCGGCAATAAGAGCCTCCACCTCTGCAATCTCAGCATCACGCTGCTCAATCTCACGTGCCTTCTGCTCCTGAATACGCACCAACTGCTCCTTTAGAAAAGAGTAGTCGTAGGTGTGTTCAATCTCTTTGGTCTCTGACTTAGAGACCTTGATAGTGCTATCGTCTAGTTTTTCGTATGTTTCCATAAGTATATTTTATTACATGAATGCTAAGAAGTTGCTGTTGGTTGCTGTTGATACTGGTGCAAATGAAGCTATTTTGTTAGCAAGTGCCTCTGCTGTTGGTGAACCACTCGCTACAAAGTTGAGTGTGTAGCTTCCAGCAGGAGTTTTTGGACCGTTGCCGTCATAAAACTGAGTGTTCGCACCGCCAGTTGAGGTGCCACGCAAGGTGGTTCCAGTCCCAGCACTTGAACTACCTGTAGTTGCGTCATAGGCATACATTACTGCCCACGAGTTGTCAGCAACTGTTGTTACTGTGCCGTCTTGGTTTGCAGCACTTGCTTGTGCAGTGTCTGTGTATGCGTCAGGCTGCCCAGACTGTTTTGCTCCCGTATAGGAAATAGCACAGCCGTTTATTACACTACTTCCTGTTTGAGTAATGACCACATTGTTTGAACCAGTTGCAGGTGCTATCAAATACCATAGTGATATTTTGTCGTTTACATTCGTTACAGGAGAACCTATCTGCGTCATAGCAACACTGTTGTAGGTAACACCACTAATTGAGTTGGTGCGCACGATTGCCCCTACGAAAAGTATTCTGTTAGAGCCTGTACAGGTATGTGAGATTGTTACAGACGAGCCTGGGTTTACCAGTGCTCCTGCGGTGAACGCGTCAAATGCAATAGCCATACTAAGCCTCCTGTGCGCTAGCTACTAAGTCCCATTTTGTATCTGTACTGTTGTAGAAGAATCCGAGGTACAGAGTCTTGCTTAGAACTGTTGTACTTGGTAGTGCTGTTCCCATCGCCCTGAATACAGCGTTCCACGTTAGAGCACGAGCTGTACCGTTATCCTTGATACGAATTACAAGTCTCTCGCCCTGGACTGGTGTACCGCTTGGGGCATTGAATAGGAGTGCTCCAGCTTGTGCGGTAATCACAAAGATGTCTGTAGTAGACACGTCTAGCGATGTGCCTGTGTCAGTTGTATATGATGCTGCCGACACAATGCGTGGCTGGTTACGCTTATTCGTAAACGTCTGCGTACCAGCTAGGTTAGCTATTGTCCTACGAGTAGGGGTGCTGTTTGTGTAGAACAGGTCTGTCCCATCAAACTCAATAGCCCCAGACTCAGGTGTGGTGAGACTGGTTCCTGAAGTTAGTTTAAGGGGTGCTGTTGAGGCAGTAGCTGTACCTGCCTTGAGGTGAAGTTTCGCGGTAGGGGAAGCAACACCAACACCAACATTACCGTCACCTCTAACCAAAAACTGAGAAGTGCCAGCGTCTCCACCTGTGAAGAACTCCAGCAATTTGAATGCACTGTTTGCTGTTCTTTCTGTTGCACCGTGTAGAAGCGTTCCTGTCTGATTTACGTTAGTACGGTAAAGAGTAAGAGTATTGTTCGTGTAGTTTGAACCTGACGTCTCATCGTTAAGCACATACACCTGACTATTTACAGCAGTTGAAAGGGTTGTTGTGGTAGTACCAAGAGCAACACGACCCTCCACCATAAGCCCGTTTACTGGTGGTGTCGTGTTGAACCCATTACTATTGTTTCCAATAGACGCACCCTTCGTTCCTACTGTATCCAAGAAGAAGCCAAGAGTAGAAACTGACGGATTGCCGTTTGCCCCGAGACCAAAACCGTTTGCCCCAAAGCGACCACGCTCTGTGAGGGTCGTGCTGATACCGCCAACCGCACGAAATACAATGTCTGAGTCTGCTACCGTAGAGATATGTGAACGGTTTGCCTCTACAGAGATTTGCGCTGCCTTTATTCCTTCCGTAGTAGGAAACTGTGTATCGCGAGAATAGAAGTCAATAGCACCAATCATAGGTGATGCTACTGCGATGCTTGTATACAAAGACGACAGGCGTATTTGTGCACTTGTTGTTGGGTCTGTGCCCACAGCGTAGGAGTCTATAGCAGCTGTAGGTGTTTCGTTCCTGAACCCAGTAGCACCACTATCAAGGGCAGTAATGATTTTTGTGCCAGCAGAATCTTCAGTTTGAAAGTTGATTCCTGTTGTCGTTCCTGCCCCTTTTACTGAAAGCTTTGCCCCTGGTGAGGCGGTACCAATGCCCACGTTGCCTGTAGTATCTATTCTCATAGACTCACTTAGAGAGCCTGACTTTGTGTTGAAGAACTCAATCGCGGTGTCTCCTGCTGTTGGAGTGTTGAGCCTTTCGGATTTGATTTGAGTAGTGTCTGCGCCCTCTGAGTTTGAGTTTCTAAAACCAAGAATACCTGTACCAGAAGTATTGTTTGCTCGGAGCTGTATCATTGTGGTTCCTGATGAACCCACAACTGAAAACTTTTGAGCGGGTGCAGCAGTACCAACACCAACATTCCCAGTAGATTTCAGATACAATGTATTAGTTGGTGCTGTCTGCTCAATAGTAAGCGGGTACGTGCCACCTGTGATGTCTCGCATTGTTACTGTTCCTCCAACCGCAGTAAATGCCCAGCGTTGATTGCCAGCATCAGACTCATTAAGAATGAAAGAAGGTGCTGCAGATGTTATTTCTATGTTGCCATAGGCTGCTATTACACCTATATCAGAGATGGTAGGAGCATCAGAAGTGTAGTTCTGTATTACTTTCCCTGTTGTGCCGTCAAATCGAACAATCGCGTTGTCTGTTGAAGAGCCAGCACCAGTTACATCACCAACACCCTTTGCGTTGATTTGTGTCTGAATATCGCTTGTTACTCCCTTGAGGTATGTAAGTTCAGTGAGAGAAGGATAAGTAGCTACAGGGGCAGAGACAATGTTCTTTGAGCCATCAGTAATCAGCATCTCAGAAGCCGTAAGGTAGCTTCCTGTGATTGAGGTTGCAAAAGTAGGAGAGATGAGTGGAGCTTTAGCGTCAAGGGCAGATTGTAGGTCAGTCTGGTCTGAAAGAGTTCCCGTGATTGAACCCCAAGTACCACCACCGCCACCGCCACCTGTAACAGTAATTGTTGCTGTATTGCCACCAGTAGAGGTTACGGTAGCTCCAACGAAGTTAAGTTCAGTAGCTGCACTTGTCTTGGTTACTCCTGCATCCTTAATAGTAAGCAACGGCCCACCGCCACCGCCACGCCCGAATAGTGGTAGTCCCTTAATAGCGTCAGCAGGGATACGGTCATCACCCTCTACGCTTGAGACCATGTCCACAATCTCCTTTGCGGTAAGTGGTTGCTTGTCTTTACCCGCTAGACCTCGTGGGCCTTGCTTGCCTGTCTTAGGCTCGGGTATAAGTGGAATGAGACGCTCTAGGATAGCGTCCTCGTCTGCGTCCTTTCCCTTTTCACCGTCTTTTCCCTTTTCACCGTTAATACCATCAACATAGTCCACCCCTTTAACGGGTGTTGCTTTCGGTAGAATCTCCTCGACAAGTGCCACCCTCTCCTCTTCAGTATAGTAATCTTTCCCTTTTACAGGACGTGCTCGTTCTGTAGCGTCTACCGTAATACTCTCCACTTCCTCGGGAGTAAAGTATTCGGTACCCTTAATAGGTGTATGACCTTTCGGGCCACGAATCATCCTCAGGAGATTCTTGGAGGCTTCAGTTACAAACTCTCCCTCGTCCTCCCTGTCTGCTGGCCACTCAAAAGATACCTTCTGCACCTCCTTAGGTATAGTGTTCTCAATCACACGGTCAATACCCACCTCAATAGCATCAAGAGACTCATTTGCGAGCTTGTTCTGCATGATTTGCGTCTCTCCGTTGGCTACGGAGTCCCTGTGCATATTATCCAGAGAAACAGCCATCGTCTCTAGGATGGGAGTGTTTGGGTGCTCTATTTCGTCTGGTGGTAGTTGTTCTGGAGGCATTGTGTTGTCTTTATTATACAATGATTACTGCGATTTGCTCTTGGGGAATGAGGTCTTTTTCTTCTCGTCAGACGACACGGCAGCTCCACCAAGCCCCACAGCCCCAATACCGACAAAAGCCTCTACGGGTAGTTTGGCGTAATCCTTCTTCACATCTACCTGCCACCAGTTCACTCCCTGGGGGTCTGTTATGAGTTCTGCGCCGTACTTGTTCTTCAGATACTTCCCTACCTCCTTCTCATAGAACTTGTAGATAGGGTTCTCTGTGTCTACTTTGCCTGAGATGTCGAACTGTTCTGCTGTCTGCCCGTCATTTAGAAGGTCTACTACGCGCCTGTCTCCTCTAGCTATAGCTGGCCCCAAGTCATCTGGCCCCATAACACCAAGTTCAGCCAGTTCTTCCGAAAGGAAATCCATATTATCCTTCGGCACAGCCTTAAACTTCCCGTCTCCTAGTACGTCTGTGATTATCCAGTCCTGTCCCGCTTGATTGACTGTTTCGCCAGTCTTTAAGTCGCTTAGTTCCAGCTTATCGCTGATTCTGCGCCCGTCTATGTCGTAGATTCTTCTCCAGTTTGGTGTCTCTCCCAACCCCTCAATCTTCATAGCAGTCTCTCCTGTAGGGAACTGGAGTTTGGTCTTGCCGTCCTTTGCAGCTTGTTTTACCTCCTCACGTATCATGCGGAAGTGTGCTGCGTTGTTCTTGTAGGGTTCGAGTTTTGAAATTTCTTTTGCTCTGTCACTTCCAGCTTTTTCAAACAACGTATTTGATAGCTTGTCCCAATTTTCTTTCTCAGTTTGAGATAAGGCGTTGTCCATATTCTTTTTTGAGAACGCCTCCCATTGTTTCAGTTCTTCAGGAGTTGCGACTGCTTTCAACGCAGGAGAGCTCGCATCTGCTCTACTGAAACCTTCACCCTCCAACCGTCCCTTCTGGAACAGGTCAGACTGTACTTCTATGACACGGCGGGTAGTTCCTTTCATATCAGGGGTCATGCCTATTCCAGCATCGTTCAAAAGTTTTGCTTCTTCTGGTGAAAGGTCTGGTAGGTCTTCTACGCGGGTGTGTCCGAAGTAGTTGTCTGCATTCTCGCCACCGAAATGTACATCTCCCGCACTTGTTTTTACGGGGGATTGGTAAATCCGTTCTTCATAGTTTGCAACGGGGCCACGTAGTTCGTCTGGTAGATTTACACCCTCATACCTCCCAGCTCCCGAAGCCGTTGAGTTTAGACTCGACTTCTTTGTGGTAAGAGGCAGCAACTCTGCCTTCACTTTCTCTGCGAAAGTAGGTACGTCTATTTGGTCTCCTTTAATTGCTTTTGTATCGAGAACTGCATAGTGGGTGGTCGGATTGTAGACACCCCAGTCCTTCTCATCGCTTAGGTTCTTTATGATTACGCCATCGTTCCCGTTCTTTTTTGCCGTGAGTACAGTTTCGTCAATCAAGTCTCGTACATCGCCAAACATCTTCCCTTCAGCGTCTATTGTTACAGGGTTATCGAACTTTAGTTGTGCCTCCTTGACTGTCTTTCCGTATGTCCCAGCAGTTTGCTTGCTGTCAGAGAAGAAGAAAGCATTTTTTGCGGCGTGGTTCTTTTCGTTTGTGCCGAGTTTTGACGTGTCGAAGTTGTCGAATGTCTCATTAGTCCCGTGATATGCCTTCGTACCACTATCCTCATCCAAAATACGGCGCACCAAATCCTTCTCTGTCTGCTTGAGGTCGGGAGAGTTAGTGAGGTCAGAAATAAACTGCTTAGACACAGAAGAACGTCCCTTTAGCTTCTCTAGGAGCTTTGTAGAGAGGTCAGCGAAACCTTCAAATACTTTAGGGGCTGTCTTTCCTTTCCCTACACCCTTCAACTTGCCTGCTCCAGCTATAGCGCCAACACCCACAACAGCTCCGAGAGGGTTATAGGTAACACCAACAACATTCCCGTTCTCGTCTGTCTCAGGTGCGATACCCCCAGCTAGTCCGTAGAGGGGCTTGGAATTACCACTTTTGGGTGGTACGCTTTCAGGTATGGCATTTGTTGTAGGAGCACTGGTTGTTGTCTGGGCTATTTGGCGACTTCCTAAGCTATTTGATTTAGATTGACCATACTTTGCGTCAATCTCCGCCTGGTTTAATACAGGTGCTGGATTCTTTGCGGGTAGCCGTATAGGCGACTCTCCAACCGCAGGAAGTGCTAACTGTGTCTTTACTGGTAATACTGATTGGGTCCCTGGTTTTTGTGTTGGTACATAAGTACCAAGAGCCTTACCCGTACCAACGTACTCTGTAGTCCCAGCAGGTGCCATGGGTATAGTGGGTCCAGAGCCTATCCAACTCCTCGGAGCACCCTCTGGTGCTGGTGGTAGAGCAAGTTGTGGCTTTTCCATAAAAGCCTTTGCCTGTGTTATTGAATCTGCTTGTGGAAATACACGCCCTGTTTTACCAGAGAATGAACGTGCCATTATATTGCCCTTGATACGTCCTCCTGCTTCAGCACCACCAATGGCACCTAGTGGCCCGAAGTGAGAGCCAACAATTGACCCCACAGTGCTTGCGAAATACTTACCGAGCTTGCCCCCGTCTACCTTCTTGTTGTCTAGCTTGTTGAGGTAGTCAATAACAGCGAAGTGCTTGGCCAGTTCAGCGTTAGTGGCTTTCACATCTATTGCGGTGCTTGTCTCCTCCACAATATCCTTTAAGGTACGAGCAACAGTCTTGTCGTAGGTCTTTGAGTTACCGCTGGCGAAGAAGTTGATGTTGTTGTACTTGTTTATCTTTGCATCATGCACGACAGATAGTGGCACATTCCCTGCTGCGTCAGCTCGTAGTGCATAGCCACGCACCTCACGCTCAACAGCGTTCTTTGCCTTAATAAGTGCTTCGCCTTCCAGTCCTGCCTTATCAACAGCAGCGAGTAGACGCTCCCTTACCGCTGCGAGTGGATAGGTTGCTCCCTCCTTCTTGAGTGCCTCGCTCACAATCTTCTCGTTACCGTCAATAAACTGTTTTGTGTACTGTTCAACAGCACCCCCGTCACCCTTAGTAGTTATGGTGCCTGTTTTATCCACCGAGCCGTGGAGGACGTCTGTCTCAGATAGCACTTTTTGCACATCTATACCACGTGCTCGTCCCTTTTCCGTGGCTTTCTTGAGTGGTTGGTAGCTATCAAGCTTGGCCAGCTCCTTTGCTCTCTGTTGTACAAGCTTGTCTGCGTGTAGCACAGGGTTACGTGCGTTCTTAATGCTCTGGTAAGCACCAGCAACTGTTGGAATACCAGCGCCAATAGCAGTTCCCACGCCAGGGATAAATGCACTAGCACCTGTCCTCTCCTCTCCACGGTTGCCCTGAAGACCTTGTGTAACGTCAAACCCGTATCCGATACCACCACCTACGGCAACGTTACCAAGTCCCTGCTTTGTGAACAGTCCTGCTGACTTTTGTCGTGCAATCTGGGCCAGCTCAGGGATACCTGCTGCGGTTGCGAAAGTTGGCACGTTGCTCGTTGCCTTGGGTACAAGGTTTGATGGTATGCCAGTTTTGTTAGCGAGGCCAAGACTTGCCTTGCCTTGCACCGCTAGCTTCCCTGCCTGCATACCCTGTGTTGCTTTTCCGTATGTACCTGCCGTGAGTAGGTCAAGAGCCGTACCTCCAAGTTGTCCAGCGACCTGTCCTGTCGTGGGTAGTGTCGTCTCGTCTTTCAAGTCGCCTTGAAGCTGACGAAGCATAGTCGCGTTGTCGTTGTAAATCTGCTTGAGTTTCGTTGCATCCCCACCCTTAGCCTCCTTCTCACGGATAGCCTTAGCGGTCATCTGCTGAGTGCCAGAAAGTTGCTCAATTTGTTTTGAGTATGTTGCGCCCTGATTACCGTATATCTTCTGTAGACTCTGCCCTAGACCTACCTCACTTGGTACGAGATTAGAGACAAGTGCTTTACCGAAGTTTGCAGCGAACCCTAGTGGCGAGTTGGCTTGCTTTGCCTCTGTGGCGAGCTTTGCATTCTCCTCTGCAATACGATTAGCCTTCGCACCAGGGATTTCTGGTACGTTGTAATCTTTTGCAACTTCAACCTGGCTCTGATACTGTGGGTACTTTTGTAGTGTGGCCCTGCCCAGCTCATAGTCAGGAACATTCGCATATTGTGGGTGTTTCTGTTTTATCGTTGCTCCAAACTGTTCTACAGTTAGATTTGCCATAATTACTGTTCGCCAAATAGTCCTAGTGGGTCGTTAGGATTACTTCCACCACTCTGCCCTCCGACACTTCCAACAAAGTCTGAGTTAAGCCCAAAACTATCTGCGATTTGCTGAGACCTTGCGTTCTCTGCGAGTATAGAGGCATTGGCTCCCTGTATGTATTGTTTTGCAATATCTGATGCCTCCTTGAGAGTTACATTCGTTACACCAGCTCCACCTTGAGCGATGTTTTGTACCTTTCCTTCAAGTTGTGCGATGAGCGCCTGACCAGCTGCTGTTCGGTCATACTCACTCTCACGAACAACGGACGTTGGGTCAAGTATCTTGTTAAATGATGTAACAATTACCTGTGTATTAAGGCTCCTGTTTTTACCACTTACAATGTTGTTGTACGCATTGTCAATCATTGTTGCTTGACGACTTAGTTCCCTAGCATTGGCTGTTCGTGCCTGAGTATCTTTTGCTAGTGATTGAGTAGCAGAAAACTGCTGGTATCGAGTCAAGCCACCGCCATTCCCTGAACTAGGTGCATAGGTCTTAGCCCTGCTTGCAATTAAGTTTCCATCTGCATCAAACCGAGCCTGTCCTTCAGAAAGATTAAATTGACTATCTTGTAGAGCTGCATCACGTGTCTTCTTCTCTGAAGCGTATGCTCCTAGGATATCCTGAACAGATACACCGTATGAAGATGCTGCTTGTTTGAGCTGTGCAGGGTCAATCTGGTCTGGTGTGAGTCCCTGGTCAAGAAGTAGGGATGCTAGTTTCTGTGTATTAGAGGTCTTGCGTTCTGATTGTGAGCCAAGGTAGGTCAAGTAGTCCTGTGAACCTGCTCGCTGTGCCTCTCGCTTTGCAGCTAGTTCCGTTGCAACGTCACCACGCACCGTTCCCATGATTGCGCCAATCTTTGCAGCGAGTTCTGCTCGTACCAAATCCTCCTGATTGGTGTTCTGGCGGGTGATGTCTGCGGTCTGTGCTACGCCAAAGTCAGAGCCTAGGGTACCTGAACGTGCCTGTATGGCTCGTCCTGTGCCGAGGTTTCCCTGTCCTTGTGTAATCTGCTGTGCAAGTTTCTCCTGATAAATCTTGTTTACTGCGTCAATCTCTCCCTGGAAGAGTCCAAGTTTATTGCGGTAGATAGCAGTCTCGTCAATAGGCTCATTTGCCACCTGGAGTGCCTTACCTGCTTGTGTGCCAAGTGCAGTAGCATACGGGTCGCCCTCTCCGAGGTTAGCCTGCTTATACGCCTGTGCAGGAGTGGTAGAGCCAGGGATTACGACACCTAGTTTAGCTGCTGCCTCCTGGTTAGCATTAACCGCGAGCCGTCCCTCCTGCTGTGTTGATTGGTCGGTGAGTGGTTGCATGTTATTTTGCAGAGATTTCATAAGATGCCCCTACTGTGCCAGCGTTTCCTGCTGATGCACCTGAACCACCAGTGGCGCCCGCAGCACCTCCTGTCAGGACGTAAGAACCAGACCATGTTTTTGTTCTATAGAAGACGATTGACACTCCACCACCACCACCACCACCACCACCACCATTTCCATTTCCTGTCGACCCTGCACCACCTGCACCACCAATTGCTTGTATGGTAAATGTCCCAGCCCAAATGTTGGCAACGATAAACACGATGCCACCACTTGCACCACCGCCGCCGCCACCGCCGCCCACAGAACCACCTCCAGATGAGCCTCCAGCACCACCACCCCCCCCAGATGAGCCTACCAAACTTAGTGGTACTCCAGTATTGGCAATATCAAGGCCAAAAATCGTAGTCATTAGGAATGCCCCAATTTTTACTAGCGGTGCAGTAACCACACCACCAGCGCCCCCTGTTCCAATACCTGCCCCGCCTGATGCAGAGTTGCCACCAGCGCCTCCAATAACCCCACCTGACGGTGTTGCTGCACCACCTATGGTTCCATCTACTCCAGCCGTGGAGCCAGAAGTAGCAGCTCTACCTTGCGCGCCAACACCTCCTGCTATATTCCTAAATCTTCCTGTTGTGATTGCAGTACCAGCCGTTCCTTCTGTCTGCCCACTTGCGTTCCCTCCTGCGGTGCCTGTTGGATATTTAATTGTGCCAACGCCTGAGATTGTGCCCTTAACGTAAATAGCAAAGCCGTTTGTCGTGAGAGTATCAGTTACAACAAGATTGTTGTAGTACATGTCACGTGTAAGGGTTGTTGGTGTTGAAATCGTTACATCACCATCAGAACCATCTCCGAACGAGGAGTCAGGACCTGAACTAAGCATCTGCATATCTGTTCCGTCATACACAACCTGAACAATCT